CAAATACTGGCGTAAAGAAAGTTTTGATATAATCACTGGTTGGAATGTTGATGCATTCGACATGACTTATCTTTGTAATCGTGTTGATAAATTATTTGGAGAGGGTTCACATAAAAAGTTTTCTCCATGGAATATGTCCGATGTCAGAGATTACATAAATCACTATGGTAATAAAGTTGTAGTGTTCAATCTATATGGTATCAACATTATCGATTACATGGCACTTTACAAACAAAGAACTTTTGTTAATCAAGAATCATATTCCCTCGACCATATTTCACATATCGAATTAGACAAACAAAAGATTGACTATTCAGAATATGGTAACCTGCATACACTTTACAAGAACAACTATTCCCTGTATCTAGAATACAATGTCAAGGACGTTACACTTGTAGAAGACCTAGAAGATAAACTTGGTCTACTGGAATTGACCATGACCATGGCTTACAATGCGAAGTGTAATTACTCAGATACTTTTGGTATGGTAAAATACTGGGAAACTATTATCTACAACTTCCTTAAAGAACAAAAGATTCAAACACCACCACAAAAACTTGAGAAGACAAAACACCATTCTATTGTTGGTGCGTATGTAAAAGAACCAATCGTGGGTAAACATGACTGGGTTATGTCATTTGACTTGAACTCACTATATCCACATATCATTATGCAGTATAATGTCTCACCCGAAAAAATGGTTAAGGGTGATATTATGACTTTGAGTATTGATAAGTTATTGAATCGTGAACATGACCTATCCGAACTAAAGAAACAAAACAATACTGTTACACCTAACGGAGTAAAGTTTTCTAGAGACCGTCAAGGTTTCCTTCCCGAACTTATGGAAAAATTCTATGAGGAAAGAAAGGAGTGGAAAAAGAAAATGATTCAATATCAAATTGAGAATGAATCATGTAAAGACCCTGCAAGAAAACGAGAGTTATCTAAGTTAATCAAACGTGCATATAACAATCAACAGGTCAGAAAGATTGCATTAAACTCAGCATATGGTGCTCTTGCAAATCAATACTTTGCATTCTTTGACCCAAATCTTGCAGAAGGTATTACAACTGCAGGTCAAATGATTATTAAAACTGCAGAAAACACTATAAACAAATTCCTTAATGATACACTCGGAACGAAAGATGAAGACTATGTGATTGCAATGGATACTGATTCCATTTATGTATCTTTTGATAAAATGGTTCAACATATATTTCCTGCAAATACACCTAAATCTAAGATTGTAGATTTTTTAAACAATGCAGGACAAGATAAGATTCTTGACGTATTGACTAAAGGATACGATGAACTCGCAGATTACACTAACGCATTCCAACAAAAAATGGTAATGGGTAGAGAGATTATTGCAGACCGTGGTATTTGGACTGCAAAGAAAAGATACATTCTAAATGTATTAGACAATGAAGGTGTTCGACTCGCAGAGCCTAAACTAAAAATGATGGGTATTGAAACTGCAAAATCCAGTACACCTCAATGGGTTCGTAAGAAGTTGACCGAAGTGTTAAAGGTTGTCATGAACGGAACCGAAGAAGAAGTTTGGGACTTCGTAGAGACTGCACGAAAGGAGTTCAGAACACTACCTGTAGAAGAGATTGCATCTCCAAGAGGTTGCAATAACCTCGCACAATATTCAGATGCAACCAACATTTATAGTAAGGGTACACCCATACACGTCCGAGGTGCATTACTGTATAACCACTTACTCAAGAAGAAGAACGTTCACAAAAGATATGAGAACGTAAAGAATAGTGATAAGATACACTTCACTTATCTTACAGTTCCTAATCCAATCAACGAGAACGTGATATCATTTATCAATGTTCTTCCGAGAGAGTTTGAATTGCAAAATTATGTTGATTATGATATGCAATTCGATAAATCATTTATAGAACCACTCAAAAACATTATCACTTTAATTGGTTGGAATGTTGAACCAGTTGCAAGTTTAGATAGTTTTTTTGGATAAATAGATATATGGCATATAGTAAAGAAGTCGTGGATAGATTTGAATCTGTTCTCGCAAATCCCGAAAAACACTCAGTAGGTAGGTTTGACCCAAAAGACCCTAATGTTGCAACTGGAATGGTTGGTGCTCCTGCTTGTGGTGATGTTATGAAACTTGATTTAAAAATGAACGGAGACACCATAGAAGATGTCAAATTCAAAACTTATGGGTGTGGTTCTGCTATCGCATCATCAACCCTTTTTGTTGAAATGCTCAGAGGTAAAACAATTGAACAGGCAAAACTTATTAAAGATAAGGAAATTGCAACAGCTCTTGAATTGCCTCCAATCAAACTCCATTGTTCCGTCCTCGCAGAAGAAGGAATAAAAAAGGCAGTAGAAAATTGGGAAGAAAAAACTGCATATCGAAAACACAATCAGTATAAATAATCTTTATGGGTAAGAAATTTAAACAAGCAGAATTCCACGTTTCTATAGTTAAAATCGTAGATGGTGATACAGTTGATGTGGATATCGATTTAGGATTTTCTACAGTCCTAAAAAAACAAAGAGTTCGCTTAATGGGAATTGATACCCCCGAATCTAGAACAAGAGATAAAGTAGAAAAGTTATTTGGAAAAGCTTCCAAAGCACACTTGAAACACTTACTTTCAGAAGGTGATATAACACTTGTATCTCACGACAAAGGAAAATTCGGAAGGATACTTGGAGAGTTATTTGTATCCCCCGATTTGGACGAAGATTGGATGGACGAAAAAGGTGGCCACCAAACATTCGAAAGTCAACATAGAGTTTCAGTAAATGAACAAATGATTCTAGATGCACACGCAGTTCCATATACAGGTGAAAATAAAGACCTAGTTGAAGAACAACACATGGAACATAGAAAAATACTATTAGAGAGGGGAACTGTTACTCAAGAACAGATTGATAAGGTCTCATGATTATAACCCCTATGGATTGTTTCTATATTTTAATGATAGGACTTATCGTTACTGGTCTTGTCGTAATAGAGATACAAATCCATACTCTAAAATCTACTGTTGAAAAATACATAGATGTCAGATTACACAAAGACGAATCCCTCAAAGAATTATCCGAAAAAAATCTAAAAAACACCTTATAAAATAGTCGATATTATTGTATAATAGATACTATACATTTATGAGGAGTGTTTATTATGAGTATATTAAAAGACCTAATTAAGGCAAGTGGTAACGAATATGCAAATATCGTTTCCGAAGGAGTTGCAGCTGGAGATGTGGACGAGTTTATTGATACTGGTTCTCACATATTCAACGCACTTCTAAGTGGTTCACTATACGGTGGACTTCCTTCAAACAAAATTACTGCAATCGCAGGGGAATCTGCAACTGGTAAAACTTATTTCGCATTAGGAATGGTTAAACAGTTTCTAGAAGACCATAAAGATTCTGCAGTATTCTACTTTGAATCTGAATCTGCAATATCGAAGGATATGATTGAATCTAGAGGAATTGATTCCTCAAGGGTTGTAATTGTTCCAGTCGTTACTGTTCAACAATTCAGAAATCAAGCAATATCCATACTGGATAAGTATGCTGAATCCCCTAAATCCAAACGTCCTAAAATGATGTTTGTCTTAGATTCACTTGGTATGTTATCAACTACTAAAGAAATTGAAGACACTGCAGAAGGTAAAGAGACTAAAGATATGACAAGAGCTCAAATCACCAAAGGTGCATTCAGAGTCTTGACATTGAAATTGGGTAGAGTTGGGATTCCTATGATTGTTACAAATCACACTTATGACGTGATTGGTTCTATGTTCCCTCAGAAAGAAATGGGTGGTGGTAGTGGACTCAAGTACGCTGCTTCCTCTATTATCTTCTTATCTAAGAAGAAAGAAAAAGAGGGTACAGAGATAATCGGTAATATCATTCACTGTAAAAACGCAAAGTCAAGAATGACTGTTGAAAACAGAATGGTAGATGTCAGATTATCTTATGACAAAGGGTTGGATAGATATTATGGGTTACTCGATATGGCACTCGCATTTAATGTGTTTACAAAAGAAGGAACTCGTGTTAAACTACCTAATGGTAAAACTGAATTTGGTAAAACCATTAATAACAACCCCGAAAAGTTCTTTACAGATGATGTAATGCAACAATTAGAACAACACGCACAAGGATATTTTAAGTATGGAACAAGCGAGAATAGAACAGACGATACTCAAGAATCTGATTCAGAGTGATTCATTTGCACGGAAGGTGCTTCCTTTTCTAAAGGCAGAGTACTTCACCGAGACCGATGAAAAGACTGTATTTGAAGAAGTAAATACTTACTTTGACAAATATACCAAAACTCCTACAATAGAGGCACTTCTCATAAATTTAGAGAACAACACTAGTCTACAAGATGGTGTTGTAAAATCCTCTAAAACTATTGTACAGGAAATTGGTTCACATCAAGACGAAACCCCACAAGATTGGTTAATAGACGAGGCAGAAAAATGGTGCAAAGATAGGGCTATCTACATCGCTGTCATGGACTCTATAGAGGTGCTTGATGAGAAGTCACAAAGGTCAAGAGGTGATATACCCGAACTTTTAAAGGATGCACTTTCCGTGTCTTTTGATACACATATTGGTCATGACCAGTTAGAAGATGCAGATGATAGGTGGGAATTCTATCACACCGAAGAAGAAAAGATTCCATTTGACTTAGAATACTTCAACAAAATTACAAAAGGTGGTATTCCAAATAAGACTTTAAATATATGTCTTGCAGGAACGGGTGTTGGTAAATCATTGTTTATGTGTCATATGGGTGCAAGTCACTTAATGATGAACAAGAATGTACTTTACATTACACTTGAAATGTCAGAAGAAAAGATTGCAGAAAGAATCGATGCAAACATTCTGAATATTCCTATTGGTGATTTACCCGAAATAACAAAAAATCAATTTGGTAAAAAGGTTGAGAAACTTAAAAACAAGACTCAAGGTAAACTTATTGTAAAAGAATATCCGACTGCATCTGCTCATGTCGGACACTTTAGACATTTATTACAGGAATTAGAAATCAAAAAAGATTTCAAACCCGATATCATATTTGTTGATTATCTAAACATATGTGCAAGTCATAGAATTAAGCCAGGTGCTGGTGCAAACTCATATACACTTGTTAAGAGTATTGCAGAAGAGTTAAGAGGACTTGCAGTGGAGTTTGACGTACCGATTATGAGTGCAACACAAACAACAAGAAGTGGTTATGGGTCAACAGATATTGAATTGACTGATACTTCTGAATCATTTGGTCTTCCTGCAACTGCAGATTTAATGTTTGCATTGATTACTAGTGACGAATTAGAAGAGTTAGACCAATTAGTTGTTAAACAGTTAAAGAATAGATATAATGACCCTACAATATTCAAGAGATTTGTTATTGGTATTGATAGGGCAAGAATGAAACTATATGATTGTGAACAAGAAGCACAAGAGGAGTTGGTTGATTCTGCAATAGAACAGGACGATTCAACACCAGTTTTCGATAGAGGTAGGTCTGAAAGTAAATTTGGAGATTTTAAAGTTTAGACCTAAATAGTAGTATGAAGAAGAATTTGAAATCCCGTGAAGTACTCGATGAATTGCAAAAAAAAGTTGAGTTAAAAATTGCACTAAGGGACGCTAAAAAAGAACACGATGATGAAAATGTAGAAAAATTATCTAAAAAAATTGATAAAATTGATACAAAATTGTCTTCGACACCATTACAGAAAATATAAATAAAGGTACAAACACTCAACTAGGGAACAATTATGGCAGCAACATCAGGAAATACTTACATTGAAGACGGGGTAGTATACACACAAGCAGAATGTGATGATTATCTTGCAACAATAACAGAAGGTGAAGGAATGTGGGAATGGGCGACTGGTGTTACTAAAGCATGGGTTTTAAGAAGTTATACTCATGACGGAACAAATTTTACAGGTAAGACTGATAGTGATGCAACTATTGACGGACACCCAACATATGCTGGTGCTCACTTCTTCCTACCACATTGGAGAACAGGAAATCCTGATGTTACAGAAGTAACTTCCGACCCAAGAACGCATTCATATGACCAGTGGAATAAATTCACTAACGATAGGTCAACATGGGACGCTGAAGCTGCAGCTTTAAAAACTGATGTTGATATCATGAAATTAACTCATGTGGAAATGCTTGCAACAGTAGACTAGACAACTAAAACCTATAGGAGTTTTAAAGGGGTTCTGCAGACCCCTTTTTTTATGTCTTAATGCTTGCAAATGCATAAATAGTATAGTAAACTTACAATAATTAATTGCAACAGACTTAATATGGCTGGAAAGAACTTACATTTAGAACATTTAGAAGACGAAATTATTAACAACGGAATTTCGGGTGGTCGTGCATCTATCAACTTCCTAAGAGAACTTAGGGATATGATGAAGGGTAACGCATCAGGAAGAGTTAATATGACTGTTAAGTGGGACGGTGCTCCTGCAATTTGGTGTGGCCCTCACCCCGAAACAGGAGACTTCTTTGTCGCAAAAAAATCACTATTCAATAAAACGAAAGCTCTTTACTATTCTAGTGTAGAGGAAATCAATGATTCGTCCGACCTAAACGGTACACTCAAAACAAAATTTGTCGAAGCATTCAATGCTTTCTCAGGTATAGGAATGACCGAAATCCTACAGGGTGATTTAATGTTCACTGATGGGGAAAAGAAATCCAACGTTAAAATGGACGGAAAGACTTACATTACATTTCAACCAAACACAATTTTGTACGCAGTTCACAAAGATTCTAAACTAGGAAAAGAGATAGACAAAGCAACACTAGGTGTAGTGTGGCATACAACTTATTCGGGTACTACAATCGATGGACTATCTGCTTCATTCGGTGCGAAACTTCCACCTGCATCTACCAAAGTATGGCAAGACGATGCAACCTATAAAGATACTACAGGTTATGGTAATATGACTGCAACAGAAACAGTTAAACTAACACAAGCACTTACAAATACAGGTAAATCATTTCACGGAATCACTGCGA